AAGCCATATTATAATGGTTGGGCCGGTTCGCTTGAGATTGGTGTGATGGATGGCGATAAAGAAGTTGGTATCGGGTATCTGAGCGGCTTGACTGATGAGGTCAAGATGAACTATAAAGACTATACTCACCGCGTAATTGAAGTCGGCGCGATGATGCTTAACGACACGGGCGGCCTGCGGCATGGGAAAATGCTGGGCTGGCGCGATGATAAGCCGTGGCAAGAATGTACGATTGACCAACTAAAAGAAATTTAAAGAGAGGTTAATACCTCTCTTTTTTTTAGAGGAAAAGTATATCACTCTCCACTTTATAACATGAGCAAAGGCGAACAATTAATTAAATCAATTCTTGAGAACGAAAACGTGCGGTATTAGCAAGAGAAGATATTTACCGACTTGCGAAATGGTAAAATGCGTTTCGATTTTTTCTTGCCTGAACTTGGGATTCTCCTCGAATGGGACGGTATCCAGCATTTTAACTGGGTCAAAAAATTCCATCGAACTAAGCAAGAGTTTAATCATGCAAAACAGAACGATCGTTACAAAAATTCCTTTGCACTCGCGCGCGGTTATCGTCTATATCGAATCCCTTTTTGGGAAATAGACAATATTCATACATTCTCAGATATTATACAAGATAAATTTCTTGTGACCAGTGCATGGCACAATGATATCATTTACCGCGAATATTTAGGTGGAGGGATTTGACTTGGGGACTATTAATTTACAAGCGCTTTGTGATATAATTATTCTCATCAGCGCAGTTCTTATAGCTGCTCAAACCATTTTTAAATTTTTAAAAAAACCAGTTGATGATTTAAAACAATCTGCGCGCGACGATGAAGAAAAACATGTAGAAGAAATCTTAAAGCGCGAGATGCCAAGCCTACTTGCTGAGAACTGCAAGACTATTATGAGTTCTTTAGATGAACTTAAAGACATGACTATGGGATAGGAAGCGTAGCTGGATGAGATTTAGACATCTATTGATCTTTTAAATGAATCATAGTTGGATATGATGCGTTATAATATGAATAAGATTTATTATAAGTATAGACCTTATAAGAAAATTTTAAGTGCTGATAAGAAAGCATTTATCAAGATTTATAACGATTATAAAACTATGAATGGTAATACTTGGATTGATTCGTTATATAGCGAGTTAAAGGATTGGCCGATTGTTGAAGAAGAACAAGAATTACACTAGTAATTAAAAACTTGACTTTTAATTAAATATATGATATAATATACATAGATGGAAAATCTATGTATATTTTTTTTGGAGAGAAAGGAGAATGATATATTATATTGGCGCCTGCGTCGCTGTGATAATATTTATAATCGTTTGGTATTTAATTAGACGTAAGCATATTAATGCGGTAAGTAAACATCTTGATGAGTTAAATGTTAAGCATAAAAAACTTTTGGAAGAAATTGAAATTGATCAACATATGTATGATGATTTGTCTAAGAAGATTTCAGATTCAAAAGTTAAATTAGCTCAACTTGATAGTGAGCGCGCTGTAAATATATAGAGGGCGCGCGAGGCTAAAGAAGCGACAGAGCGCCTGCTTGCGGCTGAACATGAACGGGCTGCCGCGGAATTAAAAGGTGTGCGCGAACTTGAGGAAGAGCGCATAAAGAATGAAATTAAAGAAAAAGAACGCATCCTTGAAGAGCAATATAACTTCAAAAAGTAGCAATTTACAGAAGATTTTGAAACTATGATGGATGTATATTCATCTGAACTTCAATGCGCGCGTGAGGAAGTTAACGACTTTCAAGCACGGCGCGCGGCGATAAATGAAGCAATAATGAGAGAGAAGGAAATAGCTGAGCACGATTCTTTCTATTCTTTAAATATCCCTCAAAATGACCGAGAAGATATAGCTGTTCTTCAATCAATGGATTTGCGTTTACATAACCGTGATGTCATTCCTAAGCTAATTTGGGAGCTGTTCATACGGCGCCCCGCGCAGGAAATGATAAAACGAGTAACTGGTGGGAAGAAAGTAGGTGGTATATATAAAATCACCTACAAGAAAACAAATGAAGCATATATAGGTAAGACTACAGATTTCGCCACGCGTTGGCAGAATCATCTCAAGACAGCAATTGGTCTTGAGGGCGCCGCGAAAGCCACCCTACACAGTAGATTGGCTTAGGATGGATTGTGGAATTACACCTTCGAGATTCTTGAAATAGTCGATAAGGATCACTTGTCAGCTCGCGAGAGCTATTATATTGACCTTTATGGGACTAAATAGCAATTAAATATGAAGAGCGGAGATAAGCAATGAATATAAGTAATTTATAGAGAGAAATAATTGAAGCAAAAGAAGATAAAGTGGTGGTATTAGCGCGGGCGGCTGTTGGAAAAACTACTTGCTTAACAGAGCGTGTGCGCTATTGGTTGCAAAATGGTGTGAAACCTTCGGAGATTTGTGCAATCACATTCACTAACCTGGCCGCGAATGAAATGCAGGTGCGACTGGCTGAGGATTATAAAAGTGGGATGTTTATTGGCACGATTCATGCGCTGGCCGCGCGCTTTCTAATGATGGGCGGGTATGGTGAGCAGGTTGGTAGAGCGATTAATGATGAAAAATTTGATGAATTTTTTCAAGTTATTAAAAAGCATCCCGAATGTGTATAGCATTTTTCCTATGTTTTGGTAGATGAGGCGCAAGACTTGTCGTATGATGAGTATTCTTTTATCTTTGAAATGATTCAACCGGATCATTTCTTTGTTGTAGGAGATCCTTTTCAATGTATTTATGAGTCACTAAAGGGCGCATCCTCTTATTATATGAGTACTTTATCACGAAATAGCGATGTTACAACCTACCACTTGAATGAAAATTTTAGAAACAAAGCAAATATTTTACAATATGCCCAGGGCGCGCTAAAGCCTTTACATATGCGTGATGACTCGCGCGCGATGAATATAGGCGGAGAGATTTATGAAGGTAAATATGACCTTGATAGATTGGTAAATTGGATTGATACAACTGATGATTATAGGGATTGGGCAGTTCTGTGCTTTACGAATGAAGAGGTTCAATTCATTATGAGCGAATTGAAAGATTCTTTCATTCCAGTTGTTAATTTCAATCAGCGGCAAAAGACAAAAAAAGAGATAGATGATTTAATGAATCAAAATAAAGTAAAGGTATTAACTGTGTGGGGCGCGAAAGGTTTGGGTTTTCCAAACGTGGTTATATATGGTGTTAACTGGATGTTAAAACGCAGCGGCTCAAAAGAAGAGGGCGCGCGATTAAATTATGTAGCCTACACTCGCGCGATGAATACATTAAAAGTTCTGTCTCCAGTATATAGAAAACGCAGGTATTAATACCTGCGTTTTTTTCTATATATATCAGCCTATATTAACCTTCTAAAGCAACTTCCACATTGACTTCGTGCGCCATGTCGCAAAGAGCGTCAATCATATCAGACACAACGACCCAGTCAATAGTGTAGTTAAGTGTGTCAGCCACAGCATGAAGTTCTTGCAGAACCCATTCCTTTCTTTCGGCGCCAGTGTCATATAACTCCTCAGCCTCGGCCATAAGGTTCATGACGAGTTTTAACATCTGGTTCCAGTTCTTTTCTTGCACCGACTTTTTGATATACTCAATGAGCTTGATAATCAACGGCACAAGAACTGCGATGCCGCTAAGTACGGAAATAATAGCCTGAATCCAAAAACTAAATTGATCCATTTTTCCTCCTTATACTTTTTCCAAGTATTTTGTGCTAATAGGACTCATTATACTATTTGTCCCACTAACATTTTTATTTATCACGGCGCGATCGCCGCTTATTGAATAGATAACCCACGTATCATTTAATACAAAATTGGGCACTTTTAATGCTCCACCGTAGTAAGTGGCACCATCTTTAATCCTTACTTTATCTCCTTTTTGGAAAGTTTCGTCTTTACCTTCTTCTGATGGGGATGACGCGGGCGCTGGAGTTGAACCTTTCTCTTTCAGAGCTTTTTCAATCGCTGCTTGGGTAAGCGGCCCAACCTATCCGTCAACCTCTAAATTATGCTCTCTCTGAAATTTAGTTACCGCTTTCAGGGTGTTGTAGCCAAACTGACCATCGGCACCATCTGGGCCGCAGTCGTAGCCTAATTTAATCAGATTTTCCTGTAATGTTTTTACAGCCTCACCGCGCGCCCCGTGCTTGATAATAGAGGGTGCAGGCGTAGGCGTGTAAGATGGCGTCGAATCGGAAGGTACATAGCCGCCTTCCGCGACCAAGCTCCACTTCGGCCTACCAAATCCAGCAACTGATCCTCCATTGATGTAATAGGTACGGCGCGCTACCATATCAGAGGTATTACCTTCAATTGTAGTAAATTGAGAGCCATTAACGGTTTCAACTATACCCGTATGGTTGATGCCGCCGCCGACATAGAAGAATACTTGATCTCCTGGCTGCGGGGTAGTATACCAAGCGCCATTATTTTTGTAATACTGAGCACTTGCACTACAGAGCGCGCTGCCGCTACCGACGCGCTGATAGGTTATTGCTGCGCCGAGTTGAATACCGAAAGGCTGGCAATAGCAATAATCTGCAAAAACATCACACCATGGTTGTCCTTGTAATTCCCAACCGTAGAATTCATTATCCCATCTTTCTGCCGCAAATTTTATAATATTATTTCCACTTTCGTGGTAGCCAATATTGCTACGCGCGACATTTAATACTTTTTCAATTGCTTCAGCAACAGTCATTCCGTTACCTCCTGTTGTCGTAAGAGTTTTCTACCAATTTTGAGCAAACTAATATCTGACTGAGATGTTCTTTACTGCGGGGTTTTCCCATTTGTTTAAAAGTAAAGAAGTTAAGTCGTACAAATTATTGCTCGTTAATAACTGGTTCCAAATAGAAGAGAAGTCTTCTTGAAATTCTTTTACAAGAAATTCAAGTTGCATATCAATATTTCCGATTGAAGCACCGCGCAATTTGGCATATTCAAGCAGCTTGCGCTTTCTTGTATAGTATGTCCATTGCGCTAGCCCATAACCTGCACTATCGTTGACGAAATTGGTATAGCTCCCATTGTCAACGGCCGCCGTGTATTGAGCATCGCTCATGCCGAAAGATACGCTGTAGCTATCTTCTAAATTATTTGGTATGAGCGCGCTTTCAGCTTGAAGATTTGCAATTATCGCACAGGCGCCCTCTTTGGTCACACCTTTGGATAAGAGATATTTATATATCTTCAGCGCCGTCTCTGAGGATGTCATCTAATCTCATCTCCTATTGTTTCATAGCTTCTTTCTATTTTTCTATCAACTCTTCTTGATGCTCGCGCTCTTCGAGGTCCCATTCGTGTTCTTGGAAACGAGTTTTCGCGGTCTTTATCCAACCCATAAAGCCGCACTCACCGGTACAGGCTACGAAGAAACAGGTGCATAATGTATCTGGAATACCGCCAGTGAGAAGATATAGCCAAACCATAGCGATAGTAAAGATCAAAATTGAGATGCCTACTATGATTAGAATGAAATCCATTGTCTTCTTTTTCATATTATTCACCTCTATTATAAAAGTAGTAAAACTATTTAGGAAATACGTAAAAAAAGGGATTTTATGTAAGGTTGTGTAGATTTTTTTACTTTAGAATATGGGTAAAACCAAATTTATATTGGAGGTACGTCTATGGATGAGTCTGAAATTGTAATAGGTATCCCCGAAGATTTATTTAACGTAAAACTTCCAAACTCCTATTTATTAAAATATTACGAAGATTTACAGAGACGAACTTTTTGGATTAGTGATGAAGTTAATGATGATTTAATGTACGAGTTATCTCATTATATCCTTAAATGGAATGCAGAGGATAAGGATATTCCAGAGATAGATCGCAAGCCAATTTATTTATTAATAAATTGTCAAGGCGGGGATTTAGATGCCTACGCATCAATTTGCAGTATGATTGAATTATCAAAAACTCCCGTTATTGGCGTTGCCATGGGGCTGGTCGCAAGCGCGGCATCGCTTATTTACCTCTCATGCCATGTGCGCCTTGCATTAAAGTCTAGCTATTTTATCTTGCACAAAGGCTCGGCCGCCCTCAGCGGAGATTTCGACAACATTATGAACTCTATTGATGATTATAAGCGCGAAGTTGAGAAAATGGCAAATCATATTTTAGAACATTCCAACTGCACACGTGAAGAAGTAGAGAGCCATATTGGTCGAGATTGGTATATTCGTGCGCCAGAGGCTTTAGAAAAGGGCCTCGTTGACCAAATTGTTACTGATATAAATGTTTTAATTTAAGGAGGGGCTTAGTTGTATACTGGTTATAAAGAATTAATGTTATCTGATCAACAGATGGCAGACTTCTATACTAACCCTGAGCGATTAACTCAAGATTTAATAGAGAATGAATATCTCCTTTTGGAAGATTTAAATGGTATGACTGTTGATAAGTTCTGTTATTAGAATGGTGAATTGAGAAAGGTTAATTTCCCCACTGTTGGTAATAGATATACTAAAATAGTTAAGCCAAGAAACGATTAGCAGGTTTTTGCTTTAGATATGCTTCAAGATAGAACTTCAAAAGTGAAGTTATTGCGCGGTTAGTATGGCGCAGGTAAAGATTTTTTAGCATTAAATCAAGCTCTTAAATATGTAGAAGATGGACTTTTTCAAAAAATTGTTTACTTACGTCCAAATGTAACTATCGCTAATGTTCCGGATATTGGTTATTTAAAGGGAAGCGCAGATGAGAAATTGGAATGGACGCTCGCGCCGTTTTATGATAAAGTTGGTGGTAAAGAAGGCGTTGAGTATTTAATTGATGGCGGTCTGCTTGAAATGGTTCCATTACTCTTCATCCGTGGCCGTTCGTTTGAGAATTGTTTGGTTTATGTCTGTGAAGCATAGAATATAACAAGTGAAATTGCAAAGCTGATTATTAGTCGTATAGGAACTGACTCTGAACTATGGCTTACTTCTGATACACATTAGACAGACGCGCGTGTTTATGATAGAGATAATGGCATTACCAAAATGATTGATAAGCTTAGTGGTAATAAATTATTTAGTTATGTTTATCTACCAAAGACCGAGCGCGGTGACGTTGCAAATCTTGCAAGTTTATTAGATGATTAAATATAGAAAAGGCAGGGCCGCTGTAAAGCAGCTCTGCCTTGTTGGTATGGAGTTGTGTTAGGCTGGGGGGTGTTGCACCGTCCCGGTCGGGTAAGCATCAAGAGTTGCTGCCTGCATAGGCAAAAGGTCGAAATACACCATCGACGTCGCCGTTTGCGAGAGATTCACAACGGGCATTGCAACATATAAGCCGTACGCTTGCCCCGTCTCCAGAATCTGAACAATCTGGGATATTTGCGTAGCGACCATCCCGGGCATAGACGGGTCTGTCATATCCCGAGTGAAAACGACCGAGCCGCTTTCTGCCGCTTCAATAATTTCCCCCATCGTCTTGTCAGCCGTGAAGTTGCTGTTGTCTAGTGTGGTCAGTTTGACGACGAGAGCACCGTTCTCCCATGTAGGGGCAGCAGAGGGGGCCTGAGCATCTATTGTCGCGGAGACCGTGAAGGTTGCGTCACCAGCGTAAATGAGTACTTTATTGTTGAAATCTATTATAACCTGCCCCACATCGGTCATCACTTTAATTCCAACGGTATGCACCAGGCTTTCTTCTACAACGCACTCATATAAAGTTCCGTTAAGGGTGAGATGAACAGCTTCTCCGACTTGCCACAAAGGCTTGCCCGCAATTTTAATGCTAGCCTTCCCGCGTTTAGCACTGACGGAAACAGTTTGTTCTTCAATAGTCACTATGGTCTCTGTAGTAGGCTTCCCGGAAGCTGTGAGGGTAAGTGTTTTGCCTATATCCTCGTTTGTATACGACGGAAGACCGCCACCGCCGCCTTCAATACTATTTAGCATACCACGTAATACTGCTGGATTTGTATTTTCCGGACTATTCATAACATAGTCAAAAATTTCATCTGTATTTGGCATACTATTCACCTCAATTTATAAGTGAAGAAAATGATTAAAAAAATACGAGAAAATGGGTAGTACGATATCGCTTTTGACAAAGAATTTAGCAACAAAGCTAAATACTATCGTCACGATTAAAACAAATATTTCCATCCAAAAAGGGTTCTTTCATTTAAATATCAAGTCGTGGAATATTCAACATAAGTATATTTACTCGGATCGGGGTAATTAGCTGCAGAAGTATAGTCGCTTAAAGAACCAGCTGGGACATAGATGATACAATCGGTAGGAAGGTAATTAAAAGTATTAGAATTTGTAAGACTAGGAGGAGTGGCTGACGAAAAGATTAATTTGCTAAGAGATGAGCAGCCATTAAATGCATTAGAGTCAATCCTGGTTACGCTACTTGGAATGGTTATACTTGTAAGAATCTTACAGTTATTAAATGCATACTGTCCAATACTTGTTACACCACTTGGAATATTTATATTTTTAAGAGAATAGCAACTGTTAAATGCATGCTGTGCAATACTTGTTATACTAGTTGGAATGATTATACTTGTAAGAATCCTACAGTTATTAAATGCAGTATTGCCAATACTTGTTACACTATTTGGAATATTTATATTTTTAAGAGAATAGCAATTGTTAAATGCGCCAGAGCCAATACTTGTTACACTATTTGGAATAGTTATACTTTTAAGCGCGCTGCAGCCGTAAAATGCATTAGAGTCAATCCTGGTTACGCTACTTGGAATGGTTATACTTGTAAGAGAATAGCAATTGTAAAATAAGCAGTCAATCCTGGTTACTCCGCTTGGAATATTTATACTTTCAAGCGCGCTGCAGCCGTAAAATGCGCCAGAGCCAATACTTGTTACACTATTTGGAATAGTTATACTTTTAAGCGCGCTGCAGCCGTAAAATGCATTATTATAAATACTTGTTACACTATTTGGAATGATTATACTTATAAGAGATGAGCAGCCATTAAATGCATTAGAGTCAATCCTGGTTACGCTACTTGGAATATTTATACTTTTAAGAGAATAGCAATTGCTAAATGCAGTATTGGCAATACTTGTTACACTATTTGGAATAGTTATACTTTTAAGAGAATAGCAAGTGCTAAATGCACTATAGTCAATACTTGTTACACTGCTTGGAATAGTTATACTTTCAAGCGCGCTGCAGCCATTAAATGCGCTAGAGCCAATACTTGTTACACTATTTGGAATAGTTATACTTTTAAGAGAATAGCAATCGTAAAATACACTGGCAGAAATTGTCGTTATGCCATTTCCAATACGAACATATCGTATACTCGCAGCATAAGCTTTAATCTGTGAACCACTAGATGGAGTTAATAGACCGTTTGAATTATAAAATAAAAACTCGCCAGAAATAACATGAATTGTAATCGTATAGACACCTTTTATAGCATACTGGTGAGGAGTGGAAACGACGATATTAAGCGAAGTTCCAGTTACTATATCTTTTTCGCTACCGTCACCCCAATCAATTTCGACCTGGCCATTAATGCTAATACGCAACTCAGGGTTTAACCGTCCATCATAAAATTCCGCATTTATTTCAGTATCACCGCTTGATGTAATATACATTTGCCCAATATATAATTTTCCATAAGTTTCAACATAAGCTTTAGCATCTGAAAGAGACCAGTTCCATCCTTGGGCGGTTAAACCACTATGAGAAGGGTTAGGAGGCATTTCAGTAAGATTTGCAAAATCAGCAGCAGAATATGAAGTCACAAGAGTCCCGTCATAATCATAAAAAATTACATCGTTTGCAATTAGCACATTATCATTCCCATCAATATTATCATTTTCATCAATATTATCTAACATACTTCTTAAAATCGCAGGGTTTGTATTTTCCGGACTATTCATAACATAGTCAAAAATTTCATCTGTATTTGGCATATTATCACCTCAAAAAATATATATATTATACCATTTAAAAGTAAATAAAGTTTTGACTTTTCTTTAAATTTTTGATAAAATATATATATAGAAAATAAAAGGAGATTTTACAAATGAGACTTTACATCGAACAAATCGACGACAACAAATTTCAAGTCACCTGCGGCGCGCAGAATGGTATCATG